ACAGTGGCACGTCTCATGGCGGTTATGGGACTTGCCGGTGTTCTCCGGGGTAAAAAGGTCCGTACGACCATCAGCCGGAAAGCCGTTGCCGCAGGCGACCGCGTAAACCGTCAGTTCGTGGCAGAACGACCTGACCAGCTGTGGGTGGCTGATTTTACTTACGTCAGCACATGGCAGGGCTTCGTCTATGTGGCGTTTATCATTGATGTGTTTGCCGGATACATCGTGGGGTGGCGGGTCTCATCGTCTATGGAAACGACATTCGTGCTGGATGCGCTGGAGCAGGCGTTGTGGGCCCGTCGTCCGTCTGGCACCATCCATCACAGCGATAAAGGCTCTCAGTATGTGTCACTGGCCTATACGGAGCGACTAAAAGAAGCCGGATTACTGGCATCAACAGGGAGTACAGGCGACTCGTATGACAACGCGATGGCTGAGAGCATCAATGGTCTTTACAAAGCGGAGGTAATACACCGTAAGAGCTGGAAAAACCGTGCAGAAGTGGAACTGGCCACACTAACGTGGGTGGACTGGTATAACAATCGACGATTGCTGGGAAGGCTGGGCCATACTCCTCCGGCAGAAGCAGAAAAAGCTTATTATGCTTCCATCGGAAACGATGATCTGGCAGCCTGAGTTCACAGATAAAACACTCTCCAGGAAACCCGGGGCGGTTCAAGTTTTCCTTTTGACACCTCATTTTTTAACTGCTGTGTAACAGCCTGTTCTGCTGTCAGTTCCCATCTGGCAATAAGCAATTTTTCCTCATAGTCGTCTTCGCTATCGCCATCAGGCACATCGTTTTTACTTCTCCTCAGATACGATATGTAAAAATCGCGCCAGGCATCCAGATCCAGTTGCCCTCGCTTATTTGATATCGGGGCACCCGGCAATTTCTGCAATCTGCGAAGCTGGCGATCGGTCAGACTTAAATGCCTGGCAACTTCAGTCTGCGTAGCCACTCCTCACCTCGCAAAAACTCTCACCTCACAATCACAACAAAACCGGTCATGTCCGGTTTACATATCTGTTTTTTGTGCATGTCCGGTTCACAGAAGACCTGTTTTTATATTTTTCATATAGTTAACTTGAAGAGAAACCGGACATGGTTCCCGGAAAATTTTCATAAATAGCGAAAACCCGCGAGGTCGCCGCCCCGTAACCTGTCGGATCGCCGGAAAGGACCCGCAAAATGATAATAATTATCATCTACATGTCACAACGTGCATCTACGCCATCAAACCACGTCAAATAATCAATTATGACGCAGGTATCGTATTAATTGATCTGCGTCAACTTAACGTAAAAACAACTTCAGACAATACAAATCAGCGACACTGAATACGGGGCAACCTCATGTCAACGAAGAACAAAACCCGCAGAACAACAACCCGCAACATCCGCTTTCCTAACCAAATGATTGAACAAATTAACATCGCTCTTGAGCAAAAAGGGTCTGGGAATTTCTCAGCCTGGGTCATTGAAGCCTGCCGTCGGAGACTAACGTCAGAAAAGAGAGCATATACATCAATCCAAAGTGATGATGGATGAACATCCCGGTTTCTTCCACCATCGCACCGGAAAAGCGACTATGAGGGTAACCCTGCGTCTGTCAGCACAGTAAAACCCGGTGTGCATCGTTTTTGATTATTCCCGCACACTCACGCAGAAGGAATTCCCCGTCGGGCTACGGTCATGGTTAATGCGGGAATACGGCGACGATACAGCGCATAATGTGTCAGGCTTGAATACCTTTATCGAATCCCGGTAATAAAAACTGTCCCTGTCTCTCCAGACGTTCCAGCTTTGCAAGCAATTGAGGTTTTTTCGTTCTCCCCCAGCGATTGAGCAAACGGCCTGACATGCTGGCGACATCCTTCTCTTTCATGTACTCCAGCATTACGGCGTTACGTTCTGCTTCATAACTTTCGCTGTACTTACGGAGTTCTGCTGACATCCAGTTAAACGCATTGATATAGGCTTCTTTAACAGCATCGGCTTTTGCCCCGTTAAATCCCATAACCAGCATAACGAAGCCACTAAAGTCCATGCGGTAGTAAATCTGTTTCTTGTCAAAAATCCCTAAGTCATTGATTTTCTCGACGGCCCCAAAATGGGTTGTCGAGAATTCCTCAGAACATCTCAAACATTTAATAGCCCTAATCACATGCTGATGGCGTTTACCAAATGCCCTGGCAATCTGGAAGGTGTCAGTTACCGGTTGACCTTCTGCTGCGGTAACTAACTGGCGAAAGTCGAAGTCATGATTCGCAATTAATTCATTCATGGCGTTGCCTGCTTCTTTGAAATGAACCTTTGCCGCACAGGAAACCAGCCCACCGAGGCTCGCCAGCACTAACTGGTATCCTCAAAGGCCCATTCCAAAGGGTCAGGTTCGGTGTTTATTGTGCGCTGCGGTGCGCGGTGAAATACCGGTACAAAAATGCCCCGCATCTGCGAGGCATTTTCCTGAAAGTCACTTGTTAAATTTCAGTGAAATTAAAATTATTTTAAGCACTGCGTCCTGATGTATTCCTGCAGGTAGTTAACCTGCGCGGTTATCTTGTCGATTCCACCTCGGAGACGGTAATAATTGAGTTCAGCATCTGCTGTAAATCCTGGGCTTTCTCCATCGCCCATGCTGCTGGCTCCGGTCGTTGACTTTGCACAGGTGGCGGAGACTTGCAGGCGCTTACGACCAGCAGAAACATCGGCACGGAGACTTTCGATAGTCGCGTTAGCATCAGCAAGTTCCTTTGTATATCTTGCGTCGAGTTCTGCTACATCACGTTGACGCTTCTGCATATCAGCGATGATGGATGTGGCTTTATCGCGCTGCTCTTTGTAGGCGATGGCGTTATCACGGTAATGATTAACAGCCCATGACAGGCAGAGGATGATGCAAATAACCAGAGCGGAGATAATCGCGGTTACCCTGCTCATTGCTGCCCCCACAAACAGACTTCACGCTCAATCTCACGACGAGTCATCAGGCCTTTCCATTGCTTACCGCCAGCGTATGTCCAGCGACGTAGCTGGTCACATGCGCCTTTGATATCGCCCTGGTTTATTTTGCGAAGAAGCGTCGATGTTCTGAAATTACCAGCGCCCACGTTGTAAACGAACGAGTAAAGAGCGCCGCGCGTTGTTTCCGGTATATCGACTTTGATGTACGGGTTAATTTGTCTGGCGACCGTGGCAAGGTCTTTATTCAGGAGGGCTTTGCATTCTGCTTCGGTATACGTTTTACCGGGAATGATGTCTTTTCCGGTGTGTCCGTGACATACAGTCCATACGCCAACGATATCTTCGTATGGTATGTAGCTGACACCTTCCAGGCCATCGTCACCACTCGGACCAGTGATGAGCACAGACGCTATGGCAACAGCCCCACCACCAATAGCAGCAGCAACAGCCTTGCGTAATGATGGCGACATTATTCACCTCTCGCAGCCTTACGCTTATCTTCTTTAATCTTGAAATAAAGGTTTGTCAGATACGTCAGCAAGCCAAACACCAGGCTACCCAATACGCCTATTGCCACCCACTGGGATGGGGAGACTTTGTCCAGCAACTGCAGTAGCCAGTATCCCGTCCCCACCGCTGACGTGGTGTATGACACACCTGTTGTTATTTTTTCCATCTGGTACATACCCCGTCTCCCGTTATCCGGAAGCTGACAACAATAAAAAGCCACCAGTTAATTCCTGATGGCCCTGATGCATAAACGTCATAATACCTGACTGTTATGATTGACAATAATGATAATGTTTATATAGAAAGGTTCCCGATGTGTGTTACATATCATTTCTCCACGGGGAATATCCCCACGCCAGCGCAGACTCTTTTACCCGTTCTCTTCTGCGCTGGCTCTTTTTTATTATGCTGCTGCATTTACCTCTGGCACCATGCTTTCTATCTCAACACAATACGTGGTACTTCTTGTAACCAATATCATAACGATTAATCGACATAGAATTTCTCCCGTGTACAGGAACAGAGTTAAAAAGCCGGAACCGGAATCAAATCACAGGATGACCATCTGCCAGTGGCAGGTCATAAAAAAAAGGCCGCGCCATGCGCAGCCAGAACTCACAAGGAAAATGATAGAAGGAAATAACATTAGTGATGTACGCATGGCGCCTCCCGCTAAGTTCTGCAATGATCAAACAGAACTCGCTACGTGCCCTTAAAACTCGATCATTTAGCCCCTCCAAGGAGGATTCACCATGCGGTTGATTTTTTAATAAACAGTAAACAAAAAAGTCAAGAATTATTCATTCTGTTCTTTCATCATCGGCCACAGCAATACCACAATGCCGCAGACCAGAGCGCCATCAGTCAGTACCAACATTATCCTGCTGGTGAAATCCATCATCACCATCACTAAAAGCAGGATCACAACAGCAAGCAGACACAGTTTATAAAACAATGTTCAGAAAACGCATTCAGCATGCCTAAGGTTCTATTCCTACGAATAGCCAACTTGCAACTTAAAATATTATTTATGCAGCCAATTAAATTCTGGTCCTTACAATATCAACCTGAAGATTCTTATCTTGTGCTGATTGATAAATGACAAACCTTTTACTACCTGCATTGAAAGAAGTAGACAAAACCAGACAATTATCATAACGAGCAAGAACATAATACCAACCATCATTATAATTAATCATTTCATATTCTTTCTTAAACTGTGGTTTGTAATATCCTGTCAGAAATGAAAAAAGCCAGAAATATGCCACAAAAGCAATCATCACAATCTCAAAAAAATGTTTTTTTATAAATGGCTTATCATAGAAGCATGATACCGATAAAAATCGCCCATAAGATCTTATCGAAATTGTAACCGCCAGCGCAATCGCTGCTGACAGTAGCAAAAGAGGTACCTGAATCTTCTGTCTCAATATAGAAAACTCAATAATTGCCGGCACAAACAATAATTCCACAGCAAAATAAAGGCGAAATACATTTAGCTCTTGCATAGAATGTTTTCTTTTCACTGCGAAAAAGAATACAACACCAATACCCCAACCGATAAGAAATATAGCAATGACGATAACTGCAAAAAATAAACTTCTGGCAACATCATCAACACCTGCACCTACAATCCACCATGGGAAGCCGTAGTAAAAAGAAGTACCCCATCCATAGAAATAAGCACTCCCCCATCCAAGGCATCCCATGTAGGCAATAAAAAGTGAAGAACTCCTGAGCAGCGCACCATCCTTCATAACCACCCCAATACAAGATGATAACATTGGCTTACAACTCATAACAAAAGCAATTCAATGCCGTCAAGAGGTTACAGGTTAAAAAAACTCTATTACATTGCAGTCAGCATGTTTACTACACAAATACAATTCAGAGCATAAAAACTACTCGGCGGCAGGTTATTGAGACTCATCAATGACATGTAAAAAACGCCCATTATTGGTGTCAAGTTTCCCCAAAGTTATTCAAAAAGTCAATATTATGCCGTTAATATGTTGCCATCCGTGGCAATCATGGCGCTAACGTGTGATCGCATTCAAAATGTTGTCTGCGATTGACTCTTCCTTGTGGCATTGCACAACCAGAGCGTCATACAGCGGCTTAACAGTGCGTGACCAGGTGGGTTGGGTAAGGTTTGGGATTAGCATCGTCACAGCGCGATATGCGGCGCTTGCTGGCATTCTTGAATAACCGACGCCTTTACATCTTCCGCACTCTTTCTCAGCAACTATCCCCCACTGCTCTGTTTTGGCTATATCAACCGCACGGCCTGTACCGTGGCAATCTCTGCATCTTGCGCCCGGCGTAGCGGCACTACGGCAATAATCCGCATAAGCGAATGTTGCGAGCACTTGCAGTACCTTTGCCTTAGTATTTCCTTCGAGCTTTGCCACACCACGGTATTTCCCCGATACCTTGTGTGCAAATTGCATCAGATAGTTGATAGCCTTTTGTTTGTCGTTCTGGCTGAGTTCATGCTTACCGCAGAATGCAGCCATTCCGAATCCGGCTTGTGATTGCGCCATCCCCATAGCAGCCATCACATCAGTACCAGAAAGAGAGTCAGAAGCCGTAGCCCGTGGTGAGTCGCTCATCATCGGGCTTTTTGGCGAATGAAATTTAGCTACGCTTTCGAGTCTCATGCGCCTTCTCCCTGTACCTGAATCAATGTGAGGTTTCCGCAGAACACTGCGCCAGTATCGATATACATCTGGTTGGCAAATTTGAGTGGTTTCACTGCTGGCGTATGACCAAAGATGAACGTGTCCGCGCCTTTGATTTCTTTCACGATCCCGTCTTGTGAGTTGCTGATTCGTTCGCGGTTCCAGATTACCTGCTGATGATCAACTGGCTTTCCAAACTCGTATTTATCACAAGGATAATCGGCGTGGCAGATGACATATTTTTTCCTTTACTCACCAGTTCGATGATTAACGGAAGTTCATCTGCTTTATGGGCAAGAGCTTTAGCCAGAATTTCTTTGTCGTAATCGAGATTAAAGAACCAGCCACCGCCATTAAGCAGCCAGTGATTGACGTTTCCACGCTCTGATAAGCCATCAATCATCATTTGCTCATGGTTTCCACGTACAGCTCTGAACCAGGGGAATGTGATTAATTCCAGGCATTCTACGTTCTCTGTACCGCGATCAACCAAATCGCCCACCGAGATAAGCAGGTCTTTTTTGGTGTCGAATCCTATCGTCTCCAGTTTTTTCATCAGGTTCGTGTAGCATCCGTGCAGATCGCCAACTACCCAAATATTTCGGTATTTGCTGCCATCAATTCTTTCGTAGATATTCATGCAACCTCACTTCTGCTGTTTCGCAGTTTTTTAAGTTTCTGTTGATACTCCGCCTTGATGGCCCTGCACTCTTCGACAGTCCAGCGATAGCGGTTATGGTTTGATTCGATTTCCTCTACTGCTTCCTGCCCGATGCGGCTAATCAGTTCGACGCGATACGGAACGAGATTTCCGCTTTTGTGCTGGTTGCACACCACGCATTGCTTGTGAATATTGCGTTCATCAAATCGGAGTTGAGGTGCCGCAGCAGTTGTCCGGTAATGTCCGGCATCCCACTGAGCAGACGTGAGCGTTCCGCACGAGATACATGGTAAGTCGCGGTCTCTTTCTCTGATGAAGGCGTTTACGGCTTGTTGGGCTTGTTTAATCCAGTAACTGCGGGGCTTTAAGGCGAGTTTTCGAATCTTCAGTTTATCTTTCTGTTTCTGCTCCTCTCGTCGTAGTTTCTTCTCTGCTGCTTTTTCCGCTTTTTCGCGTTCTTTACTTCGTCGTTCGAGTGCTATCTTGGTTCCACAAATCTCATTACACCAATATTGATTTTGATATTTTGGTATAAACCATTCATTGCAACATTTACATTTCCTTCGATAGATTCGCATAAGTGCTCCTTTCGTTGCCGGAAAAATCACCGTAATACTTATCTCGGGCTTCTTCAGCAACTAGTACCGCTAACTCCAGATCATCAAAGCATCCGAAGTGTTTACTCTTGCCATGGAATCCTAGCCTAACATTCCATTTTTTCTGTCGTTTGTGCCAAGTAACCCCTCTGCAACCTGATTTGCTATTCTTTCGGATCCTTATATTTCTTGAATTTTCTATTGGCAGGCATTCTCTTAAATTTTCTGGCCTATTGTCGGTCCTAATTCCATTAACGTGGTCAATTTGACCAGCAGGCCAACGATTATGAGTTATGTAAAAAACTAAGACGTGAGTTTTATATCTACGCCCATCTATCATGATCATTGAATAACCGTTGGAATCAAAAGTTCCAGCAACACTATTTAATGCTATCCTTCCCTGAGTGGGAACTTTCCATCTAAATACCCCGGTAGATTTATCGAAACTTAGTAACTCAAATATCCTTTTAACAGTTAAATCTTCTCTTTTACGGTTACATCGTCTTCGCGCTGGTTTAGCCATCGCCTTCTTCCTCCGTAATGGTTTTCTGAATTTGGCCACCTGAACAGAGCTCACCAAAGCTATGGATGTCGGTATTTCCACAATACCAAGATGGCGAAAATAACTGCATGATAAGCCTCAGGGAAAAGGGAAGACACTACCCCCGATAATTCAGAAACAAATCGAAATACATGAACTAAAGAAAAAACCACAACAAACAGAAATAGAAATAGAAATAGAAATAGAAATAGAAATAGAAATAGAAATAGAAATAGAAATAGAAATAGAAATAGAAATAGAAATATTAAAACAGACCACCACATTCCTGATGTCATACTCACTAAACAATTTTTCGACAACATGGTAGCTCATAGAACGTTATCGTGTAGACACCCTCTGCTACGTATTCGGTGTTCAGTGCAATATCTACAAATACTGGAAAAATCTAAAATCGAGGCAAGTTTTTGGTGATAACTATAGTTAGACTATATTGACGACCTGATGTGCTGTATGTAATAACTAACAAAAAATATTTTCCATGGGATTTTTTATTTTAATGAAATGCAAAATATTTTTATCAATAGTTAGTATTATGGAAACCATTAATTCAGGAGGAAACTTGATTCCAAATTCAACTTCAAATAAAGGTTATGTATGCATTGACATGCAGTGTTCGTCAACCTCTGAACCAACAGCTTCTACCTCCAGCAACCGGAGTATTAAATTAGCCGCTTCCACAAATGTATATCCGATAACAAGAAACGACTCCGAGCTCACTCTGAACGATTTTCTTGATAATAGCTCTTCTACGTCATCATTGGACTACATTAATGAATTGGGTTCTCAACTGACGTTAAATGATTTTCTTGACAACATAAAGACAAATGAGGTGGATAGAACATGTACGGATGTGGTAATTAATATCCCACAAGAGATACAAACAAATACACAGGAAAATGATTTGTTATTATCCGATAAAAATAATTCAATATGCATTGAAATCGATGAAAGAATTACAAAAATCCTAACATGCAAGCAAAAATATCAACTGGACAGCATCATTCATGAAATTATACCAAAAGAGAATGAGAGTGCAGAAACTGTTCTCCATCTTATGAGAGTTCTGAACGATCAATATCATCAGGTATATAATCAGTCAGGATGTTTTTATAAAGCCTATATGGCCATACACAATAAAATCGAACAGATACTTCCATATGCGTTCAGAGCCGGAGGCGGAATCAGCATTCACTTGCTCATACAGGCATTATTTTTTAATGGCGACTATAACAAATCACCTTCACAGTCTCAACAACCATCTTTATATACATCACCTTCTCCAACAATAAATACAGAAGCATTCTTAAGTAATGTATTATCACTAGATATAACCCAGGTACGCATACTTGGTGATTTACTATCAGCAACTTTATTTCATGCACCAACAATATTCTATCAATATCCTAAACTAATAGATGAAGTTAAGTATTGTATAAGTAATAAAAAAATAACAGTTCGGTTATAGCACGATTTACTCTATGTTTAACAAGTACATTACTAACCATGTCACCACTGTTAATGCTTAATGGAGCAGTTAAAACAGGTAGCATAGTAAGAACTATAGGTAGGGGAGTGAGTTATGTTGATATACCATTGGCCTTAGCTATATTAGGTGACTCGTGGTATAAAGCTTATAAACATGGTTCTTCTGATAACCCAAATTCTGCTCAGAGATTTATATCGCAAGAAGCGGCCTTTAAAACCACCCAGCGGGTATTAACACAAGGATTAAGTCTGATGTCCTCTTTATCGGGAGCAATCATGCGCTCTCTTGAGAAAGGCACACCACCACAAATGATGTCTTTATTCATCGTAAACATACTAAATCTATTATTTCATCAAAATCCATATGAAGGGGCATCAGCAAGTGCTAATGCTTTGAAAAGATCAACTTACTCCCATAATCCGGACATACTAAATACTCAGGCAATAGCTCTTTGTGTTGACCTCCAGCATACAAAAAATATAACCATGCCACTTTTCAAAACAAAAGACAGGATATCTTACGCATTCAATGGACAAAGAACATCCCCAGAAGACCAAAAACAAATACTGAAAGAAGTTATAAACTCCTGTACCCAAGGAGAAAGAGCCATTTTAAATACATCACAATCAGAAACATGCAAACATAAAATCGATGAGATTTATGAAAAAAGATTCTCAGAAACAGAACTAAATACATTACCAAACGAAATGAAAAATTTCTTGATATTTTTAAACAAAACTCATGAAAAAGATATTTCGCGTTTAAGCATGGGTAACGAAGTTAATGAAAAAATAATTGCAGTTATAGTCAAGACGTTAGCATATAGAGAGTCTATGTTGTGTTAGACTTTAACTCTATATTGATATAACATTAGCCAAATATTCAACAGTGTATGCGACCAAACACCAACATGTCGCATACATATACAATTTGAATATTTAATTATATTTACTTAATGTATTTCTATAAAAGCAAATTACAAACTCACAACAAAAAACCTCATAACACATTAACAATCAATTCTTTTCATCTTTATAAATTCTCATATCAGGCTTGCACCCGATAAACCGACGAAAACTATTTAAAACCCATCGAGTGAAGTAATCTCTAAAACCAAAGAAATACCAAGTGAAAATATTCACGATAAAATGCCCGGTCAAAGCCCCTCCTGTACCGCATGCAAGAACAGTAAAAAATCAGATGTTTTCATAAATATCAGTCCTCATCGTTTTGCCTGGCATGTCCTTTACCAGCAATCTTCTGTATGCACTAAGCCTAGATAGAATCCACTCAGTGTACACTGAAGCCCGCTCGACGCTTTCTTGTTCGTAACTTCGATTTTAGTCAATTACCTTGTTTTCCTCGCACGATGTCTTAGCCACCGGATATCCCACAGGTGAGCCGTGTAATTGAAGGTTTTTACGTCAGATTCTTTTGGGATTGGCTTGCGTTTATTTCTGTAGCGTTTCGTTGGAAGGTATTTGCAGTTTTCGCAGATGATGTCGGTGAAACTTCGTCGCTGTCGCCTCATGCCGCCCTCCTGACGCCCTGCCCGATCGCCATCAATGCCGCTTTGGATCAGTTCGCGATAAAGGTGAATATCGGCAATGAATAACAATCCTCGCACTCGCGGGGATTTCTTTTATCTGAACTCGCTACGGCGGGTTTTGTTTTATGGAGACAAGAAATGTCAGATTTGGCTATGAAGGTTTTGAAATGGCAATCGACTGGCGATGTTGGCATCAGTAGCGCAACTCTTGCCTCAATCGCATGTGGACTGAAAAAGAATATCTATGGTCATCACTTCGGCGCTCCACATGACGCAGCAGACTTCCGGCGATGCGTTGCACTTGTTGAGCAGATTCCAGAAATCAGAGATTCATTCGACAAGGTTGCAAAGCGCGTTCCGGCATTCAAAGGCATCCTCAACGAATGGGATTCCCTCGTCGCTCTGTTGAAGTCTGAAATGAAGATACACGGAAACAAAGCACCAGAGACTTACAGAAGAATTAGCGAGCTACGCAAGGACTAACCACAGCCTCACACTCAATGAGGCCTGTTCATTTCTCAAGATATCCAGACCTACCATTGCCGCATCAATGCGGCTTTTCTTGCGTGTAATTGCGGAGACTTTGCGATGTACTTGACACTTCAGGAGTGGAATGCACGCCAGCGACGCCCAAGAAGCCTTGAAACAGTTCGTCGATGGGTGCGCGAATGCAGGATATTCCCTCCTCCGGTTAAGGATGGAAGAGAGTATCTGTTCCACGAATCAGCGGTAAAGGTTGACTTAAATCGACCAGTAACAAGTAGCCTTTTGAAGAGGATCAGAAATGGGAAGAAGGCGAAGTCATGAGCGCCGGGATTTACCCCCTAACCTTTATATAAGAAACAATGGATATTACTGCTACAGGGACCCAAGGACGGGTAAAGAGTTCGGATTAGGCCGAGACAGGAGGATAGCAATCACTGAAGCAATACAGGCCAATATTGAGTTGCTATCCGGGAACAGGCGTGAGTCACTGATAGACAGAATTAAAGGCGCTGACGCAATCACTCTTCATGCGTGGCTTGACCGATATGAAACAATCCTCAGCGAGAGGGGTATCAGGCCGAAAACTCTACTCGACTACGCCAGCAAAATCAGGGCAATCCGAAGAAAATTGCCGGACAAACCGCTCGCTGACATATCAACGAAAGAGGTGGCAGCAATGCTAAACACCTACGTAGCAGAAGGTAAAGCGGCTTCCGCAAAATTAATCAGGTCAACCCTTGTTGACGTTTTTCGTGAGGCAATAGCCGAGGGGCATGTGGCTACGAATCCGGTAACAGCAACCCGCACAGCAAAATCAGAAGTAAGGCGTTCAAGACTGACAGCTAATGAATATGTCGCGATTTACCATGCAGCCGAACCGCTCCCAATCTGGCTGAGGCTGGCAATGGATTTGGCTGTCGTTACAGGGCAGAGAGTAGGCGATTTATGCAGAATGAAATGGTCAGACATAAACGACAACCATCTTCACATTGAGCAGGGTAAAACAGGGGCTAAGCTCGCCATTCCGCTGACGCTAACGATTGACGCGCTCAATATCTCATTGGCTGATACACTACAGAAATGCAGGGAGGCCAGCGGCAGTGAAACAATAATTGCATCAACGCATCACGAACCGCTTTCCCCGAAAACAGTATCTAAGTATTTTACAAAGGCGAGAAATGCATCTGGACTCTCATTTGATGGAGACCCGCCAACATTCCATGAACTGCGCAGCCTGTCGGCGAGGCTATACCGGAATCAGATTGGCGATAAGTTTGCTCAACGTCTTCTCGGGCATAAATCAGATTCAATGGCGGCGCGTTACAGGGACAGTCGCGGGCGGGAGTGGGACAAAATTGAAATATCATAATGGTTTTATTTTGATTAATAATGACCAGCGCACATTAACATATTGATAATTAATGAAATTTTTAATATACAACTTCCATGTCATAAGTTGTTGCAGACTGACTGCGCGCATTCCGTTGTCAGTTTTCGTGGCGCTTCCGGTGTGGTAGATGACGTAACGCCCCATCCAGACCATTAAGTGCTGGGCATCGCCCTGATCGAAAAAAATCATATCGCCAGGCAGCGCCTGGTTTATGTCCTGGCCAATAAACTGGCTGTTGTACTGAATCAAATTAATCGCGGTCACGTAGGGGCCGGTTTTCCCGTTCCCCTGATTCCAGTTTTGCGCCAGTTGACGCTGTCCAGGTGTTAGCGTCATCTCTGGCGGCAAATACTGGCTAGAGAAACCGTTACTTTTTAGCCATTTACTATCGTGAACTTTCAGCGTCTCGTTCGCCGCAAATCGCACCAGGCCCGCACAATCCTGCTGATACCAGCGTGGACTTGGCCCCTGGCGGAGCTGTTCTTGTGCAATGCGTACAAACCAGGCGCGAAACAGCCCGGATTGTTCGACATTCAGCATTTCGCTATGGGCAACAACACAACACAGCCAGCAAATCAGCGCCAGCAGCCCGTGCCTCAT